AACCTGTGTAACCTAAACTTCCTGTAGAACCTGTAAAGCCTGTATCGCCTTTTGATCCTGAATAACCTATATCACCTTTAGAACCTGTATAACCAGCTGTAAGAGGTACTAACTCCCAAGCAGTTCCATTCCATTTCCATGTACGATTGCCTAATGTGTATGTTGATACGTTTGGTGTTAACCCTGTTGAAGGAAAATTTATGGCCATTTGTTTTCTTTTAACCTTTTGTGTTTAGTTAATTAGTGTAATTATTTATATAAAAAAAATGTTCAGAAATGCTTTTTTTTAAAAATATTTTTAAAAAATAAAATTCAGTATATGTATTTATAATTTTTATATTTCCTAACCAAATCTTCTAATTTTTGTTCTAGGATAAAGATTTCCAGTACTTGATCTGTTTTTAACAGTGTTTATTGCTACATATCCTGTTAATCCTCTTTCCTTTTTATAAAACAAATATCTATTATTTGAAGAATCACCTAATGACAAATAATCTCCTGCATTTCCACCCGTAGATGTTATTCTATTTAAAGTAGAATTATTTACTAAGTAAGTAAGACATTCTGATTGTGTTAAAGAAGGAAAATTTTCTAAAAGACAAGATAACACACCAGCAACTTGTGGAGTGGCCATACTTGTACCAGAAAGTGAACCTATTTTATAATTTGAATCTCTCGGGTCATTTGCTAGTGTAATTCCAAATTCAGTAGCTGCTGTTGTATCATATACTGAAGAAGTTATAAATCTGCCAGGAGCGTAAACATTCACACGGCTTCCATAATTACTAAAATTTGATTTATTTTCTGCTAAAAATACTCCTACACTTCCTACACAAATTGCATTACCAGCAGATCCTGGAGACATGCCTTTTGAATGATAAATCGAACCAACGTTTGTTGAATATACAGAATTACCATAATCTACTGAATCGGTTGTTGCACAATTCCAATAAGAATTTCCAGAAGCTCCTAAAACTATTAATCCGTCATTTATAGCATCTATAACATCAGCATCTAAAGCTGCTACTCTAGCAGGAGTAAGATGTAAAACTGATTCATTAGGAACAGGAACTCCATTGTTTTCAAGAATTACTTTTTTTTGAGCATTTGTTAACCCGTTTAAATCTGTTGTTGTTCCTCTATAAGTTACTTCAATAATGCTCGCCATATTTAAATCGCTATAACCGTAACCCCAACTATTAGTTACAATCGTAGGATTTTTTCTACCTGTAACGTTGTTAATAGGTTTTGTTCTATGAAATTCTCTAATATAATCAAATACAAATAAAGTCCAATCTCCAGAAGGTCCTCCTGCACTTGTATAATTAAAGTTAATATTATAAATATTTGCATCTCTTGCCCAACCTTGAGTATTTCCTGCAACTATGCCGGCTACATGCGTGCCATGATTGGTCTCAATATAACTATATGAATATGGTTGTGTGGTTGTATATCCTAATGATGAACTATGTTGAAACCAATTATAAGCAACAAATCTACTCCCACCAGTACCGTCCACATTTACAGCAAATTCAGGATGATTTCCATTTATATGAGCATCTACAACCACAACATCAACATTTTTTCCTGATGACGTTGTATTAATTGTTTGTGTTGTTTGTGTAAAAGAACCGTCTGTGCCCCAGTTACTTAATGGTTGTTGATTTGTTATACTATAAAGTCCCCAATTTTTATCATTAGTATCTATTGAGTTACTTTTTTCAAAATTTCCAGTTTGAGACCAAAGAAGAATAGGCTCGATACCCATTTCTTTAGGTAATAATTCAACAGATAAAACTCTAGGTTCATTTCGTAATAAATTAGATTCTTCATCAGTTAAATAATAATGTGTGTTTCTACTAGTTTCTCTTATGTGTACAATTTCTACTTTTCTATTAGGAATAAATTCTGTACCAATATTGTTATCCATATCATCATAAAAAGAATCTATATCTGATCTATTGCGTACCGTAACAATATATTCTTTTTTATCAGACATTTTAAATTTCTAATTGTAAAATTGTTAAAGTTACTGTAATAGTTGTTGTAGAACCACTTTTATTTTTTACAGAAATAGGAATATCAGTAACTATAGTATTTTCATTATTAAATCCAAAAACACCAGGAGATATTAAAATAGTTTCATTAGTTGTTGTTATTACTTCAGCAATAACTCCTGAACCAGGAGATGGGTCTGTCGTTTCTGTTCTACTACTATCACTACTACGTGATGTCGTGTCATTATAAATTCTTACCCATGCGGCCGCTGATGTTTGTATTTTTAATAAAGCATAACCTTTAAATCCTGTAATAGTTAAATTTTCAGAACTTCCATCAGCTAGTGAAGAAGATGTAACTGAAGATGTTGATCTTGAAGAAGCTCCAGTACCTGAACTTCCAGTATAACCTGTACCACCTTGTGAACCTGTATATCCACCTGCATCTCCTTTAGAACCTGTATAACCTGTAGTTCCTTGAGAACCTGTATAACCACCAGCATCTCCTTTAGAACCAGTATAACCTGTAGAACCTGTGTAACCATTTCCAGCTGATCCTGTATATCCTTTTGAACCTGTATATCCACTTCCTGCTACTGCAGCTCCATTAACTGTAAAAATACCTGTTGGACTAACTTTAAGTATGTTAGTTCCTGCTTTTATAACAATTTGATTTGAACATCCTGCGCCACCTCCAACTGCTCCACAACCTATAAAAATATTATCAGTACCTGAAGTATTAGCACAACCACAAGAAGCGTAAAGATTGTAAGATCCAGCGTAAAAACCAATAGCAATATTATTACCACCTGTTGTATTAGTTCCACCAGCGCATTGACCTAAAAATATATTATTACCACCTACGGTATTACATTTACCAGCGCCATTGCCTACATAAAAGTTTTCAGCACCTGTTGTGTTTTTTAAACCAGCAAAAGAGCCAAAAAAGTAATTATGAGATCCTGTAGTATATTGGCCTGCCCCCCTACCCATAAAAATATTACCTTCACCAGTTATAAGATTATTTCCAGAATTTCTACCTAAAAGAATGTTATAACCACCAGTTGTTAATTTTGAACCAGCATTATGTCCAACAATAATATTACCAGTTGAAGAATTTGCATATTTACCTGCACTAGCACCTATATAAAAATTGTATCTTCCTGTTGTATTACCGCAACCAGCTAAAGGTCCTATAAAATAGTTATTATCGCCTGTTGTATTACAAGCACCAGCCCATGGACCAAGAAATATATTGTTATATCCACCTGTATTATTACGACCAGCACAACAACCTATAAAAATATTACTATAACCTGTTGTTGTATATAATCCTGCTTGACCACCTATAAAAGTGTTACTATATCCTGTTGTATTACAAAAACCTGTTCTATAACCTATAAAAGTATTGTCAGAACCGGATGTTTTATAACCTGATTGTTGTCCTATAAAAGTATTATTACAACCAGTACTAGAATATGTTCCTGCCTCATTTCCTACATTAAAATTATTTGAACCTGTTGTTGTACATCTACCACTACTGTCTCCTAAAAATATATTGTTAGTACCTGTAGTATTATATTTACCAGAATATCTTCCTAAAAATATATTATTATTAGCTGTGGTGTTAGCTCTTCCACTAGATACTCCTACAAAAATATTATGAGCTCCTGTAGTGTTACAAATTCCAGTATTAGCACCTATAAAAGTATTTAAAGATCCATCTGTATTTTTAAATCCAGCACATCTACCTATAAAAGTATTATATTTTCCTGTTGTAGTACAACGGCCAGCACCAATACCTATAAAAGTATTATAACAACCTGTCGTGTTAGCAGCACCAGCACATTGACCAGCAAAGAAATTATGTAAACCTGTTCCACCTGTGCCTGTCCCTATACCAGCACCAGTTGAAACTATATTTGATGTATTACAAGTAGCAAATGGGCCTGATGTTCCTGCTGAACCTGTATAACCTATAGAACCTTGTGAACCAACGTACCCAATATTTCCTAATGAGCCTGTATAACCTAATGAACCGGTATAACCAGCACCTGCTGATCCTGTGTACCCAATATTTCCTAATGAGCCTGTGTACCCAACTCCAGCTGATCCTGTATAACCTATAGATCCTTGTGAACCAACGTAACCAATATTTCCTAATGAGCCTGTGTAACCTGTTGAACCGGTATAACCAGCACCTGCTGATCCTGTGTACCCAATATTTCCTAATGAGCCTGTATAGCCAATTGAGCCTGTATAACCAGCACCTGCTGATCCTGTGTACCCAATATTTCCTAATGAGCCTGTATAACCTAATGAACCTGTATAGCCAGCACCTGATGAACCTGTATAACCAATATTTCCTAATGATCCTGTGTAACCTAATGAACCTGTATAACCTATTACACCTCGTGAACCAACATAACCAATATCACCTTTTGATCCTGCATATCCTGGTAATCCTACGTTTGAAAGTTCTACCCATTGGTCCGAATCACCATCATAAATCCAAGAGTATTCAATACCTGTTGTAGAATCAATCCAAATGTCTCCATAGTTAGGACTTCCTGGAGGAGTTGATGCTGTTGTAATTTGTAATTGTCCTTTTGAACCTGTGTAACCAACTGAACCTGTGTATCCAGCACCTGCTGATCCTGTGTAACCTAAACTTCCTGAATAACCAATATCTCCTTTTGAACCTGAATATCCATCAACTCCGGCCGATCCTGTAAATCCTGTTGAACCTGTGTAACCAACTCCAGTTGATCCTGTATAACCAACACCTGTTGAACCGGTAAATCCTGTTGAACCAGTGTAACCCGTGCCTGTGGAACCTGTATATCCTACTCCAGCTGATCCTGTATAACCAACTCCTGCTGATCCTGTAAATCCTGTTGAACCAGTGTAACCAGCTCCTGCTGATCCTGTGTAACCTAAACTGCCTGTATAACCTAAATCTCCTTTTGAACCTGTATAACCTCCACCTCCTGCTGTATAAGCTGTCCAGTTTGCTTCAGCATTTGGCATAGCACCTGTTATAGCACTACGTGATTCGCCTCCTTGTAATTTGTAAGTGTAGTAAGAATCTCCTGTTCTAGTTGTAGCTCCTGCTGTATATCCTGTTTTAAGATATACTAACATACCTTCTTGTATTCTAGCACCAGGAATATCTGTTAATCTATCTCCAGAATCTCCACTTATACTTTGTAAAGCACCACGAATTTCCGTATCTAATACAATAGGTGCATTAGTGTTAGTACTCCAGGTACCTGGCCAAATATTTCGAGTTAAACCACTATAATTAGATGACATATTATCCTATTTGTACGTAAGTTATTCCTGGTTGTAAAGTTATACCATAAATATTATAATTAACAGAACTATATCCTGCTGGAGGAGAATCTGGTTCTAATGAAACTGTTCCACCATCCGTATAAGACACATCACTTAATAATCCTGCGCTAGCTCCCGTTTTAAAAGTTGTTGGTTGAGAAGCTGAAGATTTAACAGCAAACCAAAACGCTCTAGGATTAGTATCAGTATTATTTATTGCTTGTACAGATAAAGTTTTAGTTTGATCTGCTAATTGTGTTACTACAGATTCAAAACCTGTTCCTGTTGCGTCATCAATTATATCTACTCTTGTTGGTAATGTTCCTGTACTTGTTGTCCATAACCAAAAAGATGGATATGTAAATGTAGCAGCAATACTTGATGTTGTAGAACTTAATGTTGCTGTATAAGAAGTGCCTGTTACACCAATAGGTCTTGTAAATGTTGTTGTGTTGCTAACTGTTCTTGTAGTACCTGTATTATCTTTATGTATAGGTGTTGTAAATGTAAATGTTCCATTTCCTGTAGAACTACTCACAGTACCGCCTGATGCTGTAATACTATGAACATAATTAGCAGCTGTAGTAATACCTGTTACAGAAGTTGTGTAAGTTGTAGATGTATAAGTTTTTAAAAATGTTGAACCACTTTTATCTGATTTAGATAAACTCATTGTAGGTGTTGCCCAAGTAATAGTAAAACTAGCATTACTTGTTGTGTACTCTGATTCTGAACCTGGATTGTGATTAAATCTAACTGTAGCAGCTGCTGAACCTCCAGTGATTGTAGATGAAACAGGTCTAATATATGATGAACCATTTGTAGTAAAAGTTTGTGTCCAATCTATAGTAGCTGCTGGTGTATTACTTTTAGCTCCTGCTGTATATGAACCTAATGTTCCTGTTACACTGCCTGATGTTCCTGTTATTGAATAAACTGAACTAATATAATCACTTGTTACATCATCAGGATTTGTTACTGTAACCGTAAATCCAGTTGCTGCTACGTCCCAATTTGGAGAAGCACTTGGTGTTCCTGCTGATGCTAGTGTAGGTGTAAATGTTGCTAAAGTCAATCTTAAAGCATTAGCGACAAATTCTGCTGTTCTTACAGTAGATGTTGTTCCACTTTCTGTGTAACCCGTAAGTGTTCTATAAATTCCCGATGTTGTAAAAACTAAAGGACTATCTGCTCCTGATCCTGTAAATCCTACAATACCTTGTGAACCTGTAAATCCTGTTGAACCTGTATAACCAACTCCTGCTGATCCTGTGTAACCTAAACTACCTGTATATCCTAAATCTCCTTTTGAACCTGTATAACCATCTCTGCCAATTGTTCCATCAGTACCTTTTGATCCTGTATAACCTAAACTTCCTTGAGAACCAGTATAACCAGCACCGGCTGATCCTGTATATCCAACTCCTGTCGAACCGGTAAATCCTGTTGAACCGGCAGATCCTGTGTAACCTGTTGAACCTGTATAACCAGCACCTGCTGATCCTGTGTAACCTAAATCTCCTTTTGAACCTGTAAATCCTGT